TCGGTATAGGTTGGATTAGCGATGCTGGCGGTCCCGGTAGAAGAGGCTGAGGAGGTTCCGCCTGTCGCCCCCATCACTCCGGCTCCTAAAGAGAAAAAGAGGGTTACGGTACGCTGAGCATTGTTCACCGCATCCCAGGCTGAATCTCCGTTGACGTTGTAGCGGATCGTGTCGCCGGTTTGGGCAGTCCCTGCGGTCGGAGAACAGCCGGTCGCTTGCGTGCAGATGGGCGAAGCATTTAACTGCATTACGCCCGCAGAAGTTGTCTGGACGGTTGCGGTATGAGCAACATTGCTGGAATCGTAGCCCGTCTGCGTGATGGAAGCCGATGAGCACGGAACCGCGCCTGGGAGGCATGTGCCGTCAACCTGAACTGCCGTGCCGCTCACGCTAGCGCGGCGGAAGTTGATACCCAGGGGCCAGTTGAAGTAAGACGGGCCTAGGGAAAGGTTCGAGGTGCGAATATCCCAAAGCGCCGATCCCACCTGATTGGTTTGTCCGGGGACCAGAGCCGCCGGCATGGTTCCCTGTCCCGAGCCATTGGTTTGTAAGGCGGTAACAAAGGTCGGCGTCCCCGAAACACCTAGATCATTCTCCTGCACAATCAGAGACGTGCCGGTTTCTCCCGACTGGTCGTTTGTAGTAAAGTTTGCGCCCCAGCTTGCCGCGCCATTCGCGTTCGCCTGGGATTGCGTGTAGACTCCGACCGAATTACAGGTTGAGGCGCTGAAACTGTTGCAGTTATTGATGACATAACCCGCCAGTCCGTTGATCTGGTGAACCGTCGCACTGGAGGGCGTGATGGCTCCTCCGCCGATGGCATCCGTACTATGACCCGGCTGTATGTACCAGCTTGATGGGTCGATTCCGTTCAATGCCGAGTAGAAATAGTTGTTCTGTTGGCTGCTGGTGAACACGCCAGGAGCGACGTTTCCCAGGGCATCCTGGGCGTAGTTGTAGGTCAGGCTGGAACTCGCCCCGAAGGCTCCTAGGCGATTGAACTGTACCTGTGTATCCGAACCAGCGGGCAGGCCGCCGCCTCCGCCGCCGCCCGATCCATTGACCGCACAATAGCCGCTTTGGTTGGCTGCGAAGGTAAACGTGACCACATACGTCGAAGTGTTGACCGTGACATTTTCCGGATAAATAGCATTGGCCGGACTGTTATTATCCCAGCATTGATAAAGCAGTGCTGTAGTCCCAAAGCTTGTTGCCAGAGATGCCGAAAGCGCATTTGTGAACGATACTTCCTCATTCGGCAATCCACCCCCGCCGCCGCTTCCTCCGAGACTGCATTCCCACGATCCATCAACATAGAAGGCAAACGATCCGCTTCCCCCGCCGGTGCATGGGCTGGAGCCAGGCGTCCCATCGCTGATGTAGATCAGGTTGGTCAAGCCCACCAGCGAAGATAGCTGCGAAAACGTGGAGGCTCCGAGGAAAATCCCATCCGGGAACAGGAAGGAGCCGAGAAATGTCATGTCGGTTCCCGCAGGCTGGTTGATCGTCTGGTTGTTTGTCGGATTGCCGTAGATTTCGACAAACCCCGGCACGGGAGGGGGCTGGCTCATCGGATCGGCGGTAACCAGGTTGAACGTGCCCAAGCTTGCTCCATTGCCGCAGGTATGGATGGCCGCACTAGCCGAGCAGATAACGTAAGGAATGCCGTCTCGCAACGGATGAGAAGCATCCTTCATGGCCGTCAGTTCGTAGTAGGTCGAGACCACGTTGCCGCAGGTGATTTGATCATTGCCGATAATCTGGCCGACGACCGCGGAGCCTGGGGTTGCGGGCCGGAGGTCGAAAGAATCCTGCACGACTGCATCCGGCTGGCCGGGTATCACTGGAATGTTGTCGCCGCAGTTCACCAGTTGGAAATGCAGATAGGCCGTCCGATAGAGATTCGCGGTACCGCTGGTCATCGTGCCCGTGGTGAGGTTGGTGTTGATCGATACCTGGGCAGACGATGAGAGCGCCAGCAGAAAGAACCATACATAAAGAAGATGTTTGCTCATTGGTCGCCCTTATTTCCCTTGCGGGCCTCTTCGGCTAATTTCTGCCGGATGTTGTTGCCGTAATAGATTTGCTGCCCCAATTCTTTTTCCCGTTCTTCCTGCTGAATCTTTGAGAGTTGCAGCATGGCTTGGGTGGGGTCGCCTTGCCAGAGTTTGTTGAGACGTTCTTCCACCCGCTCCTGATAAGGCTGGCGACTCGGCTCGGGGTGCGACATTACGATGTATTTGAGGCAATCATTGGCATGTTCATGTTTGCCAACTAGCGCCTCTGCCGGATTCCTAGCAAGCAATTGCTGGGCGCTAAATTTCACACGTCGTCGCGACATCAATTCCCAGAGCAAATTAGGCGAGTCCCATGCGTGCAGTCCGGGTTGCGGGCGCTCTGAGTAGTTTCGGCAAACGATCTTCAACGTCGGCTCATTTTCGTCCAGATTCGCCCAGTGCATGAGGAGTCTCTCGGCAAAACTCACATCGGAACGATCACCGTGAAACTTGGAAAAAACATTCAGACCTTGGTCTTCGTATAATTCCGCCACTGAGCGGGCCCGCTGTTGCGCTTCCCCTGGCCGTGACGACTGTTCCAATGTGGTGTTGAAAATGGTGGGATCGGCATAACAGACGGCCATGCGGAAGATATCCGGCATGTCTTTTATCTTTGGCGCGTGCTGCCAGATTTCGAGACCTGGCATGTAGTATTCTCCGCAGATATAAGCCGTGCCCTCATAGTCAAAATAAGCGCGTTCGATAGCAGTTGGATTTACCTTCCCATAGTCCATCCCGCCCTCGACGCGCCAACTGGGATGTGGCCGCCATTTGGGGTCGGTGATTACGATCTTGTCCCAATAGGTGATGAGCGTATCGGCAAACACCAGTTCTCCCCCGCCCGCCTCATCCCGAATTTCCATTTCGCGATCCCACGCAGCCTGTGACGTATACTCGCGGCGGGCTTGTATCTTCCACTCCTCGGTGTTCCTCTCTGGCATCGCTGTATAGTGCAGTCGCACGACCGGAATGCCGCCCTCTGTCCGGCGCACTTCAAGACCACGCTGGATTTCAACTGGGGTCTGCGCGGGCAACGTCATTGTCCGTTGTAGCGCTTCCTGCGGATCATTCATCTTGACTACGCACTATGCCTTTTCTTGCATCGGCATACCAGCCCGGGCCAGCCGACGAATTTAGAATGATTTTGCCTCTTACGGCTGATAGCGCTTCGTTGAAACATTCGCCAGCCTCGACGACAAAAGAAGCTTCATCAAGCAAATAACCCCACGGGTGATAGCTCCGCACTTGATCGGCACCACCAGGAATTCCGATAATGCTTCCGCCGCTCACGAAATGCAGTTCGAGATCCGGCTGAGACCATACTGGTTTGGTGACTGGATAGGCATCCTGTAACCATTGCGGTTGTTGGCTGTACAAGGTCTTGGCGTACTTGACGAGTTGTTGAGCTTTCTTTTCCTTCTGGGTTTGGAAGAGAACTTCTCGCTCGGGTACGATCATCGCCTGCCGCGTCAAATAAGCCACACAACACCAGGACAGGAGGAGATCGCGTGATTTCTCAAACCATATAATTCGTTCGGCATCCAAAAGTTTGAAAAGAGTTGGGATGTAAGGGTAATCGGGGAACGGCTCATAAGCCGTCGGGCGACCCTCTTCTACCCAATGCTGATTGTAGGTCTTCGTATGCTGCGTAACCCACAGGTAGGGATCAGCGGTTGCCGCCGCCGCATCGGTTGAAGGCTTAGTTTTTTGGCGTTTCTGGATTTCCAGAGCCGCTGCTGCCGAACCCCAGTGGCGGTCCAAAGCGAGCCGGTAATTCAGAGGTTGCGCGGTAGTGTTCAAGTTCGTCATCACTCCAGCCAGCAAACAAATCAACATTCGAGCTACGAGCCGATAATCCAAAGATGTCTTTCAGTTCTCGCAGTGCCATGACCCGCGCCGAATCGGTCTCCGCCTTTTGGGAAAGTCGGTCCAATCGGTTGATGATGTCGTTGCGCGTGATCTTGACGCCGCGGGCTTCGTTCTTG